AATCGGGAACAAATTTATTGTAAAAGTCAATAGCACCTTCTACTATCGTTGAAAATACTCCAGCGACACCTGTTGCTATTTTTTTCTTTAGTTCCTCAAACTCTTTATCTGTCAACATGAACGATGCGACAGCAACCCCCGCAAACAGAGCACCAATTGCAACTAGACCAGCAACTAATGCTGCTGTACTTGTTAACATAGAAGCAATTGCAGTAATAGGAAAGAATGCTGTTTTAAGTAAAAATCCCCCAAACTTCAGAAATGATGATGCGATACTACCAAGGCCAGAACCTAAACCTTTGATCATATCAAGAAAACCTCTTGATTTTGGACTGTCACCAGTAGGTGATGATGGTTCGGAATCTGATCCGTTTCTATCTTCTTCTCTCTCTTCTTTAGTTGGCAGTCTTTTGCTAATTACTTTTAAGATACCATCAAGTTTTGCATTCATGGCTGCGGTTGCAGCAGCGGTTTTATACTCAGGTTCCATTACTTTCTATCCGTTAGATTGTTGTATTCTTTCGTTTTCATCTTTTATCCAAGCTTGTAACATAGCAACGTAAATATCTCTTTCGTAGGGCAACATATCCTCTAGTTCAGTCAAACTCCACTTGTGATGTTGAACCATTGCAAAAGAAGTCATGTAATAGTTCTCAAGTGAATTATGAGCAAGGCCTAGCCGAAAAACGATTCTATTCCCTCTAATAAAAGAGAGTTCTCTTTTTCACATGAAATACATTTAAAATTAACTGTGTGCCTCAGTTTCGGCATAGTTTCAAAGAATTGATTAATTTTTCCGAATACTACCGTATCCATACTTTCTAAGAATTCATCAAGTTCTGTTTCGGTAAATGAACCCTTTTCGTGTGTCTCTTCTCCTGTGAATATCATAGAGATACAGTCTTTTATTATTTTCATTCCATCCTGTTCTACGATTCCACTAGTAGATATTACAGGATATGACATCATAACGCCAATATTATCCTCAAGTAAAATTTTTCTGGTATGACCAGCTGGTTTATCGACTTTTATTTCTTCCATGTCTATTTCTATTTGATTGACTGATTCACATTCTTGACACGACAATCCAATATTTGATTTTTCTCCAACAGACTTTGATCTTAATTTAAGAAATAAAAATTCAATATCAAATAACGGTAGTTTATCTACATCGATATCATCTTGTACACAGTTCTCAATTATTTTTTTAATTGATAACATCATAGAAGATTCACTTCCATCTTCTATTGCAGTCAGTAATAGTTTTTCTTCTTTTACCAAAAATGGTCTAAATTTAATAACTTTCTCAGTTGACGGCAGAATTGCCTCATATACTGGAACGTTCAGTTTAGGTAATGCCATATTAAGTTCCCTTCATTGTTTTAGGTATTATGTTATATCTTTCCAATAAATATATTTGAAAACAGCTGATACTTTCATTGGTGATGAGGTTTGTGCATGACTTAATTCCATTGCAGTTATTGATTTAGGAAAAGTTTCTACATATTCATAAACGAATGTCGGTTCTCCTGACACACTTAGTTTTGTTACTACGACTTTTGAACTTCCCGCATAATCATCATAGTATCCAACATCAAAACTCCCACCAGTTTTGTTTAGTCCGTTGGTTTTTACAATTTGATTTTGCCACTTATCTAATATTTTCTTCTCTTCTAGTTTTTCTGTACAATAAAATGTCAACGTTAAATCATCATAGGTTGGTGCTGCATATGCTACTTCTCTACGGATTCCATAATTTATCTCTGTCATCGTAGCAATACTTTTCCCTGCAAGGCTTGCTGAATCACACATTATATCTAAGTCAGGGTTGTTTGTACCACCAGGCAAATAAATTTGTACTTGAAATTTATTAGAACTAGCCAATCCTTTTCTTCCAATAACACTTGAAAATTCTGTTATATTAAATGCCATGTTATCCTATTTTTCCTTTACTTGCTCCCCAAACTGTTGATTTGGATGCTTTTTGAAATCTTTCTAGTGGTAAAAATATTGCCAATTCTTGTTCATCTTCTTTTATTTGAATAACTCTTTTTTCGATATGGTCAAAACGATATCTTTTGATAGTAGGTGCAACTTCTTTTATTTTTGATATCTTTTTCCAATTAGGAATACCTTTTGATTGTAATTTGTCCAATAATATAGCACGAAATCTAGGATTGAGATAATGAAAGTTACAACCAAGAAATGTATCCTTATCTGAACCAATCAACATAATTAACGGAAACGTGTCATAATAAGGTAAAGTTCTTTTATATTTTGGGTCATAGTGATAACAGAACAAATCCCCTATTTGAGTTTTTTGTTTAAGAGAAGAAGGTGCTATCTTATTTTCAGTATCACGATAAAACTTATCTGGATTGGTAGAAGAAAATTTATTTCTTACTTCACCCTTGAGACCTTTGAGTTTATCGCTAAACCATTGAGCAGAACGTTTAACTCTACTCTTAACTTCTCCTTTAGCTACTGCAGTCTTCAATGTCGATAGTAATGGTTCTGCCATGTTTGATATCTTTCTTGTTATTTTTGTTAGTATAAGTATTTATTCACTTTTCTGGCTGTAATTGTTTCTCTGTCATTATAGACCACTTCCAACCTTTTGCTTTACAAACTTTCTTTGCTGCTTCCCACTTGGCTTCATTGACTAACCAAGTCTCAACTGCTTTCACATACCTTCTCTTCTTCTTGAGTGTCACTTTTTCTATGAGTATTTTCTTAGGGGGTTTGGTTTGGATTTGAGGTTTGACTTCAATGAGCACCCATTCTTTGACTGTCTGAATGAGAAAATCGGGGAAATATCGGTGTCTCTTGCTGTCTATGGGGGAAATGTAGGGGATTATTACTTCTTCACTACTCCATTGAAGAATCTTGTCACTTCTGTCACATTGTCTCATGAAACGGAGTTCCATTAAACTTCTATAAATAATGTTAGTAGGGTTTCCCATATACTTTTTTGGGTTCAGTATTTTGAATTTTCCCTTGTAACGTTTTCTCATATCAATATCTAGGAATAAAATGGCAACACAATTTTTAGCAGACTTTCCGCCAAATTTAGGATTTGAAGCTACTGCCGGACAACATTATATGTTAATTGATTCTTATGAATCAACAAATGCGGTAACTACTGCAGAAGGTGAAAAATTATCTTCTGTTGGATTATATATACCTGCTGGTTCGTTGAGTACAAGTTATACAGGAAATTATGAGGGAAAAGATGGTGGTGCTTTAGCTGCAAATGCGGGAGGTTCTCTTTTGGGAGGGCGGGGCGATAATCGTTCTGCAACTACTAGAATAGCAGACCTTGCATCATCTATAGCTTCAAAAATTGGTAGTACAGTTGCCACGGCCGCTGACTCAACTGGTTTTTTATCTGCACAAGGATTGACTCCAAATAATCACATGGCGTTGGTATATAAAGGCCCAAACACTTTTAGACAACATACTTTTGCGTTTAAGTTTTTTCCAAAAAATTCCGCGGAATCTGAAACAGTAAAAAAAATAATAGCCGAATTTAGATTTGGAACATTGCCGAGGATGAATAGCGGAGGATTGATAAAAGATTCTTTCTTCAAATCTCCTAGACATCACAAAATAAGATTCTGTCGAGGTGGATCGGGCGCTGACGGTGCCGGAAGCTCAAATGGTTATCTATTTGAAATTGGTATGTCGGTCATTACAAATATGGCGGTAAACTATGACCCACAATCTGTAGTATCATTTCATAAAGATGGCCAACCAGTAGAAATAGATATGTCGTTGACGTTCCAAGAAATAGAACTTCAAATCAATACTAAAGATTCCATTTATTCTGGTCAGGGTCGAGATGCTTTAGTTGATGCAACTGCAGATTCTCAAAATCAGTCATCATCACAGACAACATCGGAACAACAAGCAGTTCAAAGAGATGCAAATTTAGCTAGTTTAGGTGGACAAAACAAAGTCAATCCACGATTAGGATAGGAAACATAAATGGCAAACTATTTTAGAAACTTACCAAGAGTTGGTTATGATATAAACGGAACAGGGAAAGACAGTTTTGTCAATGTAACTAACATAATGAAACGTGTTAAGTTCAAACCATCCGTTCTTGAAGATATAACTAACTACTACCCTTACTTTGTTAAAGAAGGAGAACGGCCTGATATTGTCGCTCACGCTCAATATGGAAACGTAGGATACGCTTATTTGATAATGTTAGTAAATGACATCTATGACCCAAACTTTGACTGGCCACTTAGTTCTCAGATATTTGAGAAATTTATCATCAATAAATATGGTAGTGTGACTCTTGCGATAGCTGGTGTCAAAAATTATTATCAGATTGTTCGTGCAGAAGTTGCAAGAACAGGAACATCTGAAAGAGTTCCAGAAGTAAAGTTCGCAGTTGATGAAACAACTTTCAACGCTCTTGATTCGGGTGATAGGTCAACATTGTCTGATTATGACCACGAAGTCGAATTGAATGATGCTAAAAGAGAAATACGATTGATAGATTCCTCTTTCATAAGAGATATAGATTATCAAGTAAAACGTTCATTGAAATCATAATAACATGGCACAAACACAAGTAGATAAAGTATTATCTAATCCCGATTATAATTCTCCTAGAGAAGAGGGAGAATTTTATTTATTAGATTGTTCTATACATTCTCCATCTGGTGGTTCTCCAATTCCGTTAAACGTGCCCGGCCGATTAGAAGATTTGAATATTTACGAAGACCTTTTTTCTAACGTGTTAAAAGGAACTTTGAATATGCTTGACACACAAGGATTGGCGGAAATGATTCCATTGGTTGGTGATGAAACGTTAGTTCTGTCTTTTTTGACTCCTGGCGGAGAAGGAACACAAACAACCACGGAAAGTTCTGATAGAAATTCACGAACTGTTGCTGAAGAGGCAATAAGTCAAAGATTTAAGATTTATGATTGTAAAGAAACTGCTGTAAAGGATAGGGTTAAAAGTTATCAATTATTTTTCGTGAGTGAAGAATATGTCTATAGTTCCAAGACAAAAGTAAGTAAAGGTTATGGCGGCCAAAAATATTCTTTCATTGTAAAAGACGCAATGAATAAAATAAACAAAAATATAAAGAGTGAATATAGGAAAAAGATTTATATAGAAGAAACTTCAACACCTCAAAATATAATTGTTCCTAACTGGTCACCTCTACAAGCGATAAACTTTTGTGCTTCTCGTTCTCTATCGGATGATTCTACACCTCAAGACCAAACTAATGCTGCATCAAATCCATCTCCAAGAGCATTGGGTTCGTTGTTTGTGTTTTATGAAAAACTCGGAACAGGATTTTTCTACGAATCGATAGAAACTATGATTGGTAAACAGAAAAGTCAAGATAATATTCCGTTATATCAATACACAACAAAACTAGCAGACAATCAAACTAACGATTTAAGAACACAGTATTTTGGTGTGGATAAGTTTGAGGTGATGAGTTCATTTAAAACACTAGAAAACTTAAAACAGGGGTTGTTTGGTTCTACGTTAATTGCATATGACCCACTTAGAATGAAATATAATAAAGTTAAATATGATTATCACAAATCAACATTTAAGAGAAAAGAAGAAAGAGATGAACTAACAGGAGCAACACAAGTAACACCAGAAGCTGATAATCAGGCAGACGATACAGATAGAAGGTTTCATGATTTTATTTCAACAGATATAGGTGCTGCTGACTCCAAACAAAATAAACTAGTTAGTTCTAATTCTGATTTGGTTGGTTCAAATGACACAGTTATTAAACTAGCAACCACAACAAGAGACCACGAATATTTTGCAGCTCCAGGCGGAGTAGGGGGTGCACCTACATTTACTCCCAATGAAACATCTATTGGAGTGAGTCTAACAACATTTAAAGACCAATCGGCAAAGTCAAACAGAGTAGAAGATTGGTTGTTACAAAGACAGGCTCAAATACAAGAGTTTGGAAGCATCGTTATTAACTTTTCGGTGCCAGGAAATTCATCAAGACACGTTGGAGATTTGGTTCGGTTTGAAATACCATCAACAATTCCTGACGATGATCCCAATTTATTGGCTGTTCCATTCGGTCATCAACTTTATAGTGGATATTATATTGTTTCTAAAATAAGACATATAATTGATACTCAGGGATATCAGACTGACATTGAACTGATTAAGAACTCTTTCGCAAAACGATTACCAGGCCAAAAAGAAGAGTTAAGTACAGACGGAACAGGGGGATAGTAGATTATGCAAACTAGTTATTTTCAAGGTAGAGATGGGTTTATCTGGTGGAACGGAGTTGTCGAAGACCGCCAAGATCCATTGTATCTTGGAAGATGTAAAGTTAGAATTTTAGGTTGGCACACAGAAGACAAAGCAGAACTTCCTACTGCAAGTTTGCCTTGGGCTCAGGTAATAATGCCGGTTACTTCCGCAAGTCAAACTGGTGTCGGTCACGCTCCAGTTGGGCCTGTCGAGGGAACATGGGTGATGGGGTTTTATCGGGATGGAGAACTCGCACAAGAACCAGTAATAATAGGAACAATTCCTGGCATTCCTGAAAATTATGCTGAACA